AATATCACCAATTTGAGCTGCTTGAGTTATAATCTGCCCAGCAAATAACTGATTAGCGCCGATAGTACCAGCGATAATCATATCACCATCCATGTAAGCTCTACCTTCGTCAGCTACTATATTAGTACCTCCATGATAGGAACCTACAATCCTACCTTGAACAGCTACACTTAAAGAAGTTGTTGTGTTCAGGGTATTATCATCATCAAGATAGTAGAGATATAATATTCCTGCAGTCCAACCAGCATTCCCTGCGAATACTGTAAAAGGTGTATTTCCATTTTTAGATACTTGGAAAGATGACCAACTTACAAAATTTGCTGCAGGACTGTTTGGAGTAAAAGTTAAATTTGCAAAAGTATAAGTATTAGCTTCAGTCGATATTGCAGTAGCAGATTGTCTTGTAGTAATTATTTCTCCACTGACGCCAAAGGAGTCTATAGCAGATACAGAATACCAATACTCAACACCAGCTGCAGTTTCAATATTAAAGTAAGTTGTATTACCTTCAGCAAGGAGTACTGTAGAACCTCCGGTAGGTGCAGTACTACGATAAACTCTGTAATATTTTAAATCCAGATCATTTACAGGAGTAATATCTACTGAAATACTGTTGAAAGCTCCAGTGACAGTGAACGCACTTATAGTTGGTGCAGGGTTATTTACTGTAATAGCTACAGCATTACTTAAATCTCCAGAAAGATCTCTACTGTAGATTTTGACCTGATACTGGCGTGTAGGGGTTCCAAACACTGCAACGTTACTTGCAAAAGTTAATATGAATTCTCCATTCAGGTTAGAGTCTGCTGGAACATCATAAGAAGTAATTGCAGCACTACCACCAACAAGCCATAATTCTACAACGTAGTCTTTTAGAGCATCTGCAATACCTTCTGCTTGATTAGCAGTATTGAAGTCCCATACAAGCGTCATATCCTGAGTTGTATAGGTAGTTCCAGCAGTTCCTTTGATTCTTACGTTAGTTGGAGGCTCAAGTTCTGATAAACCAGATGTTACTTTATAAGAGTAGGTAATTACTGTAGGAGTTGAACGTACCCCAGAGGAAGGATGAACTGCCCATACAGTTATTTCATACACACCTGCAAGTGCATCTGGAATATCAAAACTTGTAGCTTCAATATCTTTAATTACTGTGTAGTCTCTATTGTCTCGACGCCAGGCAGCTTGGAAAGTTGCTTTAACGTCTGAAGCACTAGACCAATCCCAGAAAACATCCAAGTAAACGCCGGATTGCAGACCGCTTGTGTAGGCTCTTGGTGTTACAGTTAAATTAGTTACCGGATCAGCTGTGAAATCTGTTAAGTTGACAAAACTACCTGAACCAGTACCGATGATAATTTCAGAATCTATGTAACTCCATTTATTAGGATCATACTCGATACAGGAAATTGCATAGAACTCATCCTCTTTTTCGATAGCAGCAACACGCATTAATTGTGGCTGTACTGTACCATACAAAATGGCAGGGCTGCCAATGAAAGCAGGATAGTTGCCAGCAAGAGTTACAGTATCAGTAGTTGTATTTTGTTCTGTTACATTTCGTAGAAGTACTGTTACAGCATCAGTACCATAGTATTGAAGTTTACTGATTACCAGGTTATCAATTTCTATTTCTCTGTCAAGAGTGATTACAGTATTTCCACTTACGAAGGTGCTGGTTTTCACGATAGCATGCTGCATCTTCTGCGCATTTTCACTATCCATAATGGAGATAATTTCTCCCATACTGTAGGTAAGTCCAGTCATCATAACTTGGAAAGAAATGATTTTGGTATTTACACAGTTTGTGTAGAAAGTATGTCTAGCTTTCTGAATAGCTTGTGCTTCGTAAGTACAGCCAGGTAAAGGAATATCTGTAGGTACATAACCATACCTAGCCTGCATTTCCTGTTCAAAGGTTATTGGAGAATTATCAGGAACTGTTACAGTATCAGTTTCACTGAAATTTAGTCTATTATTGTAGGTTACGTTGACTTGAGTAGTTCTGTTTTCCATGTCACTGGAGCTGTAATTAAATAATCCTTCAATCACATTTGCATTAGTGACAATCTTACTGACCTGCATGTTTGGGTTATCAAAGATGATAGATAACTGACCAAATTCATTTTGACCAAACTGAGCGTTGCATAAAGCTAACATTTCGCTCAAAGTTTTTACTGCAGTCTCCCTTGTGTAATACTGATTTCCTATACTATATCTTGGGCACCAGCCACCTTTACCGTCAGAGATAAGTTGATCTGCCACTAACGAGAGTTCATAGAAAGAAACTTTATCTACATCAGAAATTGGAATTTCAAGACCTCTGTACTGATTAGTAAGGACGTCAAAAATTACCCAGGCGATGTTACTTGTCCAATATTCTGTAGCTGTGAAAGTTAAATCCCAGGTACCAGAATAAGATGCAGGCGTGCTGCTTCCTACTACCCAAGGTGTGTAATTAGAAGGTATTTTAACTTTAATCCAGCGGCCTTTGAAAACTACATCAGGACTGCTGCTGCCAAATTCATCTGCATCTGTAAGTATAGCCCAGATAAGTGCAGTTCTTGGATAGTTAAGTTGTTTATACCAGATGTGAGTTACACCAGCTATATTACAACTATTGGAACCTGCAGTACCAGATAAAACTGCATTATTCCTAGTAATACGAATTTGCCAGAAATCTCCAGGTATTACATCAGCTGGGCGTTCTACTAAAATATCCCAAGCATAGGGATTTGAAGCTTTACCAGATTTATTAGCGTTTCTTATAAAAGTAAAAGAAGGGCCACCTACGTCATCAGTAGGCCTGGTGTAGATTTTTAATTTTATCGAAGCGCCACCAAGGTCTTTGTTTTCCTGCAAGGCACGCAACACTGGAGTTACTAAAGTAAATCTTACAGCATCTACATCAGAAGGAACTGATAGTGTAAAAGGGTTTGCTTGTGTTACTTCTACACTCGCTTGTGACTGTGGGCTTTCTACGTCAACAAATCCAGGTATAACTTCTTGGTTAGCTGTTCCAGGTTTCCAACCCCAAGTACCAGTGTATTTTGAAATTGAAACTTTATTCAGATAGATATCTTCTACAGAATCAATTTCACCTTCACTTACAGCAAAAAGTAATCTTAGAGTTTGTTTACTACGCAGAGTATCATCCAGTTCGGCTGGTGTATGACCGCCACCACCACCTTTTCCTTCACCTGCTAAAATTAGTTCTTGCATAATTAACCCTGTGTACTTGTAATAGAAGAAGAAATTAAAACACCACCTGCAAAACCTTCACCATAACAGAGTGGCACGATACCGCCTTGTTCTCTGATAATTGGAGCACCATTGAATAAGCTGGACTGTTTAGTTTGTGCCATAGCAGGATCAGAAGCAAATTCTTGTGTTGGAGATAGTGCCTGAGTAATCATACTTATTGCTAGAGAAATTGCAATATTAACAATAGCAGTAATAGCGTAAATTAAAATAAGTTGTGCTGTAGTAGCAACTAAAACACCACTAGCTGTTATAGTACCAACACCAATAATACCAGCTATAGCTACTGCAGGAATCTCACCTTCAAATTCTGGAATAATCAATAAAGTGTCATAGATACTTAAAGTTGAAGTTATGATTTCAGGCTCAAGTGCGACTGGCTCAATTCCTTCAACTTCAGAATAAAGAACATATTTATACTTCCTTGCCAAGAAGTTTTCAAGAAATTCTTTAGAAGTCCTGAGCTTTATGAAAGATAAAATATCCCTAATGTCAGTAAGAGAGGTTTCAAACTCATCACAGTCATTTAGATTTTTAAATAATTTTACTTTCATGACGCAGTACCATATGGAATTTATTAACAAAATGTTCTAAAGATTCTTCCTTACTTAATAAAGACTGGTGAAGAATACCTGTTCCAGTATAGATACCAAGATGATTACGTCTGCCTCCAGCATTATCTAGTAGGAGTAAATCACCTTTTTCTAGTTTAGTATCTATAGGTAATTGACAGAATCCATACTCCAAAATATGTTCATCAAACAGATTATTAAAGTTGCGTAGTTGTTCGAAATCTTCTGTAGCTTTATGGTTTGGTAGTTCGATATTTAATTCAAATAGATAATAATCCTGAACCAGAGAGTAACAATCATCTATAAACCAAATGAACCTGCGGTTTAAATACTTTTGTTTAGGTTGTCTAGGCAGCCAAATTGGATAAGAAACTGTAAAACCTTCACAACCTACAATACCCCAAGGAATACCGGAAGCTTTCTGCATTTCAATATCTTTATAGGATGGAGTCCGTAGATCAAATACTTCATGCTGAACTCTGGAAGTACAATGTGAATGCAGGACTGCAGCAATATCACCAAGATACTTTGCAAAATGTTCTGGTAGAATACTGAAGGCACTTTCTGGCGTTTCATGGGAATTTTCCAATGGAACAAACTCTCCAGTACTTTTTAGAATAATTCCACACATTTCTTTTGGGTACTGCGCAAGAGTATAATCTTCAATAGCAGTCCACTGAGTTATAGAAAGTTCCATACTAACCTACCCTTTTATTTATACCTAAACCAGGAAAATCTTTCTTCAGCATTCTGCGTTTTGGTAAGAAAGACCTATCTCTATCTAAAGGACTGCGAAGTTCAAACTTAATTGCAGTTCTATTATGTGAAAGTTTTTTACCTATTGTGTATTTAAGTGGTGGAGCAGAGAATCCGGAAGCTAAGAAGTTTTGAAAAGTTCTAATGTAGGTAATTTCAACACCTACCATATCTTCGTTTTCAAAGCAGAGTGTTCCAAATAGTTTCAGAAAAGCTCCGTCGAGACCGACAAGATTCTGTACTTCAAGCGTAGGGCGGGCTGGTGCTGTGGAAGAGTTAGTTCCTACACCAGTAAGTCGTATCCCCATGCCAGTATAAACTTGCCCATTGAAAGTTACTGAAGCAGCTCCTGTAGTGAAATAATAAATAGGCTTATTTATTATCGTACAGTCTATTATAAATAACTCAATGTACGGCGAAGTTTCTGATGAATTTACTTCTTGCTCTAAGCTCATAATTAACCTACACTGAAGTTTTCTTCTAACGTTAATGTTGCTTGATACTGCCTTCTAGCAATACGTGTTCTGCGGAAAGAAGTCCCTGACTTTATTTTGAAAGTCCTTTCTACAGTTTCATCTTCAGGTGTCCATAAGATTTTACCCCATGTACCTACGCTTCGCACTGCAGCAAGGATTGTTTGATACTCGCTTTGCGTAAGCGGTGCCCAGGTAATCTGCCATAATTCTACCATAGGATGAATACCTAAAGGAGAGACTTGTTGCTGAGAATCTCCAAAATTTGCAGTAACTTCTTTGAAAGTTAATTCCATATCTATATTCAAACTTATTTTACCAGGAACTGGCATATTTATCGTAGTCATAACTTACCCAAATTTAGTAGTTTTATTTAGAGTATTACCTGCACGAGTGGCATTGGAAATTTCTTCTCTAGCTATAGTTTTCATCATAGCTCTGGCAATCTTCATTCCGGTTTCATCTGCAGAGTCATTCTTATTAGCAGTAACTTGCACTGAAATATTGTAGACATTCCCTCCTGCTGAACCTCCACCTACTTGTTTAACGCCCAGATTTCCACTAGCATCACGTTTTAAAGGTAGTATAGCCTCTGGCCCATCTTCGCGCAAGCTACCTACACCACCACGTTTAAATTGAAAAGTTTGTCGTTGCATTCCAATATCTGGAATACCACCTCTACGAAATTCTACTACATTACCTTTTTTGCTTGGAGATATCCCAGAACCCCAGCCTGAGATAGAATCCCAAGCAGCTTGATTTGCAGTACCTGTACTTGATGCAGTACTACTGAAAGCTGATCCAGCAGCTGAGATAATCAACTTCATAATTTGTGAAGACGCTTCCTGTGCAGCTATTTTAGCAAGATCATTAAGCACCCCTGAGGCAAAAGCACTAAAAGCTTGCCCTGCAGTTTTTGATCTAGTTGCAAAATCTACCAGACCTTGTGAGAAGTTGTTACCTAAAATAGTTGTAAACTTAGAAGCTACTAAACTTGTTTCAGCTGAGAGAGATTTCCATTCTTCTCTAATTCTTCTGATAGACAGTACTTCCTCATTACCTTCTGGTAAACCTGCGAGAGCCTGCTCCCTAGTAGTTATGTAAGTATTCATAGAATCTAAAGCAGACTTTCTTGCTTGCTGTGTTTGGTACAATGCTTCAATCTCAGAGACAGCACCAAGTTTTAGGTTATTCTGGATTCGTTCTTCTTGTAGCGTTAAATGTTGTTTTGTTAAAGAGTAAGAATTAACTGCATTCTGCGATTCAGCTAATTTTTTATTATAACTTTCTAATGCATCATATTGCTTTAAGGTGACCTCTATTTCTGCCTTACGTTGTGCAGTAGTATTTACTCCATTTTTCTCTTGAATAAGTTTATCTCTACCTTCACGGTATTTCTGCTGAAAATCAATTAGTTTAGAATTACCATTTTTCCCTAGCATTTGCTGATATTCAGCATTGATGTCAGAGATTGCACCTTCAAGACCTCGCCAAGCTGCTGTTTCTCCGCGCAAACTTTCTTGTGTAAGGTCTGACTGCTTTTGTGCAAGTTCTTTAAGTTTAAGGTTGGTAGAAGCTACTTTACTAGAATCCCCCTGAACTACTGCAAGTGCGTTCTGTTCTTTAAGAACTTTAATTTGTAAAGCTAAATCTTCCTGCTGCAGTGCTTTCTTTTTAGCGTAGTAGTCACTGATAGCTATTACATTATTACTGTATTGAGTTTCTAACTGTTGTAGACTTTCTGTTACAGCATTCTTCTCATCTTGTAAACTGGTTTTGACATCAGTATAACCTGCTTTGACTGCAGCACTTTTAGATCTACTTTTCTCCTTAACAGTTTCTCCAGCAGCTTGAGCTTTTGCATCTAAAGCACTTAAAAGTCTCTCAGTTTCTTCAAGTTGTTTACCTGCTTTTACCCAATCTTCTCCAGATAAAGTTCCAGAGAAAAAAGCATCCCTAGCTTTTTGCTGCTCTGCTAACAATTGATCTCTAGCTTCTTTTTGATTTTTTATCTCTGATTTAATTAAAGCTTCTTTCTTTTTACCTGCTTTCTCTAACGTTGCTATCTCAGCTTCCGCAGCTATAGCAGTAAGATCAGCACTTTCAAAGGGTTTGTAAGCTGCTTGAGGTGCAACAGCTGTTTCTTTGCGTAGTAAAGCTTCTCTAGCTTTTTTAGCTTCTTTTAAAGTAGCGATTTCGCTTTTCATTTCAGCAGCTGTTGGTAAGCCTAACCATTTGCGATTTTTATTCGCTTCTGGTGTATCCATTAAACTATCTACAGCTTTTTGTAATGCTTGTATCTGTCCTGTGAATTCCTGAACTTCTCTATCATTTTGTACTGCTAAATCTTTAACAGCTTCAGGACCTTTTAAAGCTGCATTTTTAGCATCACTCAAGGCTTGTGCATGTTTTCTAGCTTCATCTAAAGCATCAGCAGTTTCATAAGCTTTCGCTATAATAGCAGATAAACCAACTAAAATAGCTGTGGGTGCAAAACTTTCTGCTACTGCCATGAAAGACAACGTGCCCGCTTTTAATGCTATGATTGAAGTATTAGCATTTAAAGCAGCTGCAGCATACTTAGCTAAAGCAGCTAGACCTATTAAGGTCATAGTACCTGCCATAGTTTCTACAGCACGACCAGTTTCGTAGGAATTACCTATTACTTTTGCAAAGCTTTCTGTAAGAGAAGTAGCCCAGCGTACTGAAGAAGTCATAGAACTTTCAGTAGCTTTATAAACATTCTCAGCAAGATGCGTCCAGCCAGTGCTTAATCTACCAAGTTCTGCATTTAAGTTAGAAGAAGCTCTTTGGAAAGCAGGGCCGCCGAAAGCTTCTGCCATACGAGCCATCATCTTTTGCACAGCATCATCAGCAGGAATTAAACCTTTCTTCATCTGTTCGCCAAGTTCTGCTGCAGATTTACCTAAAGCAATAGCAGCCTGATTGGTGATACCTGGCAGAGTTTGTGATAACTGTTTGGTAAGTTCTTCAGCTTGTACTTTACCTTTGTTGAACATCTGACTTAAAGCCAGAAACACGCCATTAACTTGATCGGTAGTTAAATGCAGTGTTGTTGCTGTAGTGTTAACATCAGAAAAGATCTTTTGAACAGTTGCAGCGCTTTGACCAGCAAGCAAAGCTGATGCAGAGAAAGTAGCATAAGAACTTCTTAAAGTAGCAAGACTCAAACCAGTTCTTTCTGCTTCGGCATTGAGATATTGAATTTGTTGTGCAGCTTGACCAAAAGAACCAAAAGTAGCAGTCAATGTAGCTGTAGTTTGCTCCAGTTGAATACCAACTCTAGGAATACTTTTCAAACCTTCAATTGCAGTATTAATCGTCGCGTTGAAGATTCTGTAAATAGAGATAGATTCAATAACTCTACCAGCAAAACTTGATTGAGATTTTTCTGCTTCTTGCAAACTCTGGTTATGTTTCGCAAGCCCGGAGTTAAGAGCATTAAGTTGCTGTTGTGCTGTAGAGAATGCCGCAGTAAGCCTATTATCTGCGGCTTTATTACCAAACTTTCCAGCAGACACTTGAGATTGTATTTTAGAAATTTGTGCTTGCAGAGTTTGTCTAATAGCAGCTTCTTGAATAGCAGTTTTAATTGATGCTGCTTGAAAGCTGCCAGCACCATAAGTTTCTTCTGCTTTGTGTAGCTTAGTAGCACTGTTGAGTGCAGTCATTTGAGCGCGAACAGAAGCATTAAAAGCAGTTTCTCTGTTCTTTTGTTCTTGCTGCGCAATTAGAGTTTTTTGACGTTCAGTTTCTTTCCAATTTTGAATGATAACCTGACCGTTGGCTCTGGCAATATCACGTTCCAGTTTTGCTCTACGTTCCAGTGCTGCTTGTTCTTCTGCCCATACTTTTCTATTTGCTTCAGCTCTAGCAGCATTAGCTTCTTTCCAGGCAGTACTAAGAACTCCAGTAGTTTCTTGCTTATTTCCTGGAAGATCTTTTTCTTTAATGGAACTTAAAGCTGATTTAGGTTTTCCGTTCTGAAACCAAGCTAGACCTTTTTGATCTTTCAGTGCACGTTCTACCTGACGTAAAGCATCTGCAAAACTTAACGCTCCATCTGTAGCTACTTTGAAAGTTTGTCTAGCTGTACCAGTTTTTGTATTCAAAGAACTTAAGGCAGAATCTATAGAACCACCCATAGAGGCGGCAGCTGCTTGCATAGCTTTGAACTGAGCTTCTAGTTTATCTGCGCCTTGACTAGCTAAAACTATCGTAAACTGCTTTTTCTGATCTGCCATAAGTATTCCTTAAAAAGTTAAAACTGTTTCTTCTTCTGGAGGGTTTGTAGCTTTTTGTTCTTCTTCTGGGGCTGGGTTCATCACACTCATATATCCAGAATGTATAAGAGGTATGTCTTGCAGAACTTTCTCTAGCTTAGCTGCTTTTTCACTTACTAAATGTGGGATTAAATGACTACAGGAACTGAGCTGACCTTCTTTCAAGTATGGTCTAATTGTTCTGTATATATTGTAGGAATCTAAATTAGTTTCCCAAATATAAAAAAACTCTACAGGATACTCATCGCTGTAGAGTTCTTTGTCATCCAATTCATCATACATGTCACCAAGAAATTCTCTTTCTTTAGCAACTCGCTTTTCTACTTCAGCTAAGTAAGAATAAAATTGAATTGATTCTGCAAGAATTTCTCCAGCCCTTATGAGTTTTTTACTTCAGCATCATTACCAAAGTCAAGATTCAGAGAGATTGAATAGAGTGCTGAAATAAAGGCAGAACTCCAGGGAGCGCTGGTTAAATAAATATCCAGGAGGAAATCCAGACATTTAGTATTATCTCCCCAGAGTTCTTGATAATCACCGTTTGGTACTGTTCTGGTATCAGGAATTTTGATAGTAAATTCCGGGCCTTCCTCGCAGGTCAGTTCTACATCTTTCAGGTATAAAACTTCACCTTTGACCAGTTGTTTAAGATGTTCTTCTTTCTGTTCAGAAGTTTCAAAACTTACAATCTCTGCTGGATATGTGCCTTTCGGCCCTACAGGAGCATTTGTAATTTTGTCACAGTGTTCTGCAAAGAATTGAGCTTCTTTAATAGATTTTCTTTTGAAACCTACAATAAGTTCTGCTTGTTCACCAGCAATATCTTTGGCCTTCAAAACCAACTCAATTACAGGATTTGTTAGTTGTACATGATATTTACGCATTTTAATTTCCTCGAAAGTAGAAAGAAGAGGCAGCCAGCTACTGCCTCAACTAGATTAAGACATAGTAAGTTCGACGTTACCAGTTCTTCTGAATGTAATGTTTTTAGCTTTGTAGTTACCTACTGTAGCATTGGAGATACCCATACATTGCAGTTTGTCAAACACCAGTTTAACACGTTTACCTTTGGTCAAACCCCAAGCAAACTGGAAGTGGTAGACTTTTTCCAGCATTTTTTCTGCAACAAAGGTTGAATCTGCTTTGGCAGTCAGTACAGTTAAAACTACGTCAGTACCAGTAGCACCTTTGTCAAAACCTTCCTCAAGAGCTGACAAGAATCTACCATACTCCCAACCTAACAGATTTGGTGCAGACAGTTTACTGAAACTGATGTTGTTTGAGTTTGCAAAAGGTGTACCGTACAGTTGTAATTCTGCACGAGTAATCGTGGACTGCCGTACAGCATCCATGATAATATCTTTCTGAGTTCCGTAGTTAGGTACAATTTTAGGATTTTGTACCATAGGGAAATCAGATTCGTGACCTACCAGAGAGTCATAACTATTACCTTTGAAGTTCCATTTCAGTCTGGCTCTGGAACCTACTTCGATATCCAGGTCAACGTTAGCACGAACACCATACAGTCTGTACAAGTTTTGGTTGGTCAAATCTGCGGAAGATTCTTCCAACATATCCAGAGTAAGTGTAGTATTGGTTGTTGCAGTCTTATCAATGACGATTGACTGGTCAGTTAAGTTACCAGGAGCTGCACCAGTACCGGAACCAGCTACTACGTTAGCGCCAGCTGCTTGAAACAATTTACCCAAAGCAAAACCAGCTACTGTTGCTGCAGAACCATTTGCAATTGTACCTAGAGCAGGAACGAAAGTATCTCCAGAAGCTGTAGCGTAACGATCTTTCATTGTTACGCCTTCATCGTCGTCCAGCTCAGAACCAGTGTATTGAAAAGTTTCTGATTCTAATTCTGGTTGAAAATCAGCATCAAAGATAGCAATAGCATCAGAGCCTGCAGGAGTTACTGGAGTTGCTTCATCTACAGTCTGGATTTTTGCTAAAAGCAGTTTGGACTTTTGATGATATTTAATTTGTGCGGCCATTTATATACCTCAGTTTACGTTATTGAAAATTACTAACTCTGGGGAAATCAATTCTCCAGCGATCCATCCACCAGATTCTACCATCTTTTAAACCCATAGCACCCCCACCAGAGTACATGAAACCAGAAATATCTTTTTCAGCATCTAAAGGAATCCAGCCACTACAGGAATCATAGATAGATTGCCATACTGTATGAAATTCTGCAACACCACAAGTAAATTGAACGATGCAGGAAAAACTTAAATCTTCTGCAAAATACTGATAAGGATCTGGAGTTGCTCCGTCACCAAGAACACCATCAGAATCTACAGAATGATACCCAACTTTAACTTTTATACTCTGATCGATCCCTTCCAGATTCATTTCTTTAGCTCTGGCAAAAGCTGTATCATATCCAGTATCACTAACCAAGTGGTCTATTAAACCCTGTAGATTATACATCAGTAAGGAACCTTTGATCTGTAAGTTGCTTTTAAGAAAGCCCAACCATTTAAATCTGGTTGCACCCCTTCCACATTAAAAGTATAAACATGGGCGAAATCTGTAATAGTGAAAGTCATATCTACATCAATCTGAGAAGCTACCCAGTCAGCCGCAGAGATATGAAAACAAAAGTTCTGTCTTTCTACTTCATACAGGGATTCTTCACCTTTGTAAAGGGTTTGCAGCTCAAAACCAGGGATTCCTTTTATAACACCTGTAGAGAAAGTTAAATCTTTACCTGCAATTGCGAGTGTGTTTTGTATTAATAATTGGATATTCACCAGACAAATTCCTCGCCGAAAATTTTATTTAAATCTTTAGTAAATTTACTTTCATCAATAGTAGATTGGACTTCTTTAGTTAAAACAAGCTGACTGATTGCTGGCCCAAACAGTTGTCTAATAGGCAGTCTCTGCCCATTACTCCATGTAGCTTGCTGCTGTCTCTTAAATATTTTCGCAGAAAAAGATTTTGGACCTAAAGCTCTCCCAGTATGAAGAAAACCTTTCAGACCTTTTGGATCCCCATGCAAACCCACTTTATCCTGAACCAGTTTCATTCTACCTGCTCTTCTTATTTGCACATAAGTAGCGACAGCATGACGATTATCTAAAGAAGTCCTAAAACTTTTACCTTTTAATCTGGTAACTTTAATGATTTGATTTCCAGTAGTAACCCTGTATTGACGTACTGGATATTTACTCAATGGAATTGCCTTAAACCTGTAAAACAATTCCGCTGAATAAATGCGATTATTCTGTTTCTTAAAATTAAATACTGCCAGACGTTCCGGCCGGTCAGGTGTGAAAAAAGTGTCAGTAAGTTTTTTGTTAATTTCTTTACTCAAACCTATGACACTTTTCTGTAACGTATGTGAAGTTGCCAATGCTAGAGCAGAGTCAAAATTCTCCCAGGAGAGTATGCTCAAACTCTTAGCATTGACAGAACTCACAGATTAAGCACCTGTAATTGTAGCACCAGTACGCAGAGCAAATGTACTGTTGATTTTAGTATGCGCCAACAAAGGAGCAGACTGGGTCATGATGTACGGAATACCAGGATCTTCTTCCATCCAATTTTTGGTAAAATATGGCATTGGCATGAAGTTAGCAGCAGCATCTTGAATAGGAGCAAAACACTGGAAGCCGAAACTTGGATCAGAAACACCAATGACTGCATCAGTTGGAATATACAAAGTTTCATTACCAGAGTCAGGATCTTGGTAAGTGTTAGTGTAAGTATAAATATCTACACCAGAACTCAGCAAGTTACCTCTGTAAATCAAACCGTCAGGTGACATACCTTGAGGGCCAACTACCAGCGGAGATTGCCCACGTGTTAGTAAATCTACATAAACGTTTTTATCAAACAAAGGATCACGTTTGATAGCACGCCAAGCAGCTGCACCAACAATCAGAGTTTTTACTGGATAACTGACGGCTAATAGTTTTTTCTCAATATCTTCAATTGGAGATACTGAAGTATTAGCGTCCAGCCAGCGATTGGTAGTTAACAAAGTTTCTGTTAAAGCTGCATCACGTGCAAAGTCAACATTAACATTCAGGTCTTTACCAACCATGTCGTAAGTACCATTCAACAGAAGTTGAGCAGCCATTAACTCCAATCTGCGGTAGATTTTCGTAACCTGGTTTGCTGCCAAATCTGCGACAATAGCTGCATAATTTTGCTCTGGAGAAACTGGAGCATTAAAAGGTTGACCAGCACGTCTACGGATTACATGTTTGAAGTCGATAGTATCTTTGTCTTTGATGTAACCAGGTTTGTAGCTATCAACGCTGAAACCACGTTGTTTGTTTACTTCACCAGGACGACGTGGATTGACAAAAACTGCAATACGCTCGTCTTTGCTTAAGCGATCAAAGTTAATCTTTTCATCGTTTGACAGATGCTCTGAACCAAAGAAGTTCAGAAGAAAACTTTGAAAAGGATTCACATCGGAAATTACTGCTACAATTTCCTCGTGACTGAAAAAAGTTGGTGTTGCCATTTAAAACTCCTTAATTAAAAGTGAGGGAATTGTAGAAATTAATCTAACAACTGGGTTGTAGTGCCAGTAAACTTAATGTTAATACCAGTAGCATCAAACACAGCATCTTTTTTGTTGTTGTCATTTGCAGCGGTAATTGAAGCAAAGTTGATTTTATCTGCAAAGAAGTCACCATGAGTGTAAACAAAAGCGTATTGGTCGGAAGCAGATGTTGCCAAACCAATCAAAGCACTTTCTGTAGAATCAGCACCTGGAACCAGAATACCAACGATTTCGTCAGTGATAGCTGTAGCCAAAACACATTTGGAGTTGGCATCACGTTTCAGTGGTGTTAAAGCTGCAATAGCACCAGCATTGGCTGCAATTACAACTTGTTTACTGCGAATGTCAGCATCACCAGCTACAATCTGCAGAGGGGCATAGCTTACTGTATCTCTTGCCATGTTATTTACCTTTTAGTTAAGTTAAGAAAAAGTTGAAATTATAAACCTTTAGCAGCTTTGTAAGAGCTACGTAAGAATTCAGTTCTGGAAGTTTTATCTTGCTGCAAAGGATCATCCAAACCAACAGTAGAACTGCCAGAAGTAGAAGTATCAATGGCTTTCAGACGATCAAATTCTGCTCGAGTGTCAGTCATCATTTCCAAAGACTGTTCTGCAGAATACCCTTTACTGATATGAGATAATGCACTATCCAAACTCAGATTCAGTGTAGATTGGTTTTTAAGAACACTCAAACATCTTGCACGTTCTGCTGAAACAGCGTCTGCAAGTTGAGTTGTAAGGGAAGTTTCTAAAGCTACAATTGTGCTTTGAGCTGCTTCCAGTTGTGTAGCTAAATCAGATTCACTCATTTTTACTCCTTGGTTTTTCGGACTGGTGGTTGTTTTAAAAAAATCTGCTAAGGCTGTTTCCATGTTAGGCACAATAACATCTACTAGGTTTAATTGTAGACTTTCTTCAGCAGTGAAAGAAGCACCTTTCATGCCTATGATAGCATCAATACTCAAGGCCGGTCTGCTTTTTACAATATCATTATTAAAGGTAGAGTCAAGGCTTGCAAGTATAGAGGTCATTTTCTCTGTAGCAGCTTCACTCAAACTTTCATGTGGATGTCCAAGAGCTTTGAGTTCTTTAGACTGGAAGATGG